GAGGGTGCTGATTTCTTGCTGTAGCCCCTCATCCGCTACGCGGCGAGTCCCTGCTTCCGAGCCAACTGCGCCGTCAACGTATTCAGTTTTAGCGTATTCTGATAAGTCGGTCTCAGGGATGGCGTCGATCTGATCTGTAACCCACTCTTCACTAGCAAGCCCATCAATACTAGGTATCTTAAGATTAGCGACTGTCTCTGCCAGATCCTCAACTTCAGACTGGATGCCACTATCGGCCTCGCGCCTAGCATTAGCCTCTGACGATACAGCGGCGCCAACATACTCTTCAGTAGCCAGACCTTCAATGCTAGGAACTTCAATGGCGTCTATATTTGCTTGTAAGCCGTCTCTTAGGCCAATATCAGCAAGGGATCTTTCTTGCTTCTCAGCCTCTATCTGCTTTTGTAACGCTTTATCTTCAGACTCTCTGGTTCTTATCTCAGCAGCAAGCCCTTCCTTGATCTCTGTGTCATCGTAACCCTTCTCTTGAATGTTATCGATCTGACTCTGATTGCTGTTGATTTGATCTTGGAGGAACTCATCTTTCTCACGACGCATCTCGGCTTCTTTAGCCAGAGACTCTTGGGTAGCAAAGTCTTCATGCTCGCCACCTACTTCTTGTATCTTCCCGTACAGGAACTCATTAACGTCCCTTTGGTTGTCAATGCTCTCAAGCTCTTTAGGTGTGGGAGCAAATCTGCCGTTAATATCTCTAAACTGATTAGGGTTAACCGTAACAAGGTCAGTGGTTACTGGAGTCCACTCACCCTTATTCCCATCTTCCCGATAGGCCAACCAGCCAGACATTCTGGTAGTGGGGCGTAATACATAGGGAGCTAGGTCAACAGTGCCGCCAGAGCCGCCGCCAGAGCCCCCTTGAGACAGCACCACAGTGTTGCCTTGTGCATCAGTTTGAGTAGGTAGTTCTACAGAGATCTCGTCTCCGTTGGTCAACACGAGCACTAAGTCACCGTCAGCGGCTGTGTAAGCGTCCGTAATGCCTGCACCGTTTTCACCGTCTGGACCCTTAGGACCCTCTGGACCCTTAGGACCCTCTGGACCCTCTGGACCCTTGGCTCCCACAGGACCCTTAGGGCCAGCAGGACCCTTAGGACCCTGTTTACCAGCGTCTCCCTTGTCGCCTTTAGGTCCCTGAGGCCCGTCGTTTCCCTTCTCTGCGGAGGTCTTTTCTACCTTCTCTATACGCCTCTTGAATTTCTCCAGAAGCATGAGCGTTGTTAAGTCTCGCATTTACGCTACCTCTGGTGCTGGTCCTACGTTAGGTCCTCTGGGTCCCATAGGCCTGCTAGGTTCCTGTGGAGGGCTAGAGGGTCTGTCAGACACCAAGGAGTCAAGCAGAGCCTGCTCTGACTTCTTGTTAGACTCTGCTAGAGTTCTCTTGTCTGAAAGCTCAGACTCCTTTAGGGCTATCTCAGCAATCCTGAGACGCTTCTCAAACTCTTTGTCGTCCTTATCGCCTGCCTGTAGGTTACGTGTGATAGCCTCAATCTTGTCGATCTCAAGCTCCTGAGGTGCAAGCTGAGTCTCCATGGCGTACTTGTTAGCCCTAGCTTGAGCTTCTGCTGCCTGACCTTGCAGGGCCGCAGTCTGACTCTTTTGGAACTCCATTTGAGCCTGTTGAGCCATCTGAGCCATCTGCTGTTGCTGAGGATCTGGCTGTTGAGCTTTAGTCATAGACTCAATCAGTTCCTCACGGTTGCTGAGGTTCATGTTGTCTATGATACTCTGGATCAACACGGGGTAGATAGGGGAATCTTGTTTCATGGTTTGCAGGAGTTGTACCAACTGAGTAACCTCGTATTCCCTAGCGATAATGCCTAGAGTACTAGTTGCGTTGAACTTGTAGTCAGATACAGGGTAGTTCTCCGGGTCAAACTGCATGTACCTGTGAGCCGCTTTAGTGACAAAAGGTAACAGGAACGACTGTTGGAAGTTAATCAGGGTGCGCTTATGGCGTTTAATAATAGCACCAAGAGACATAGAAATACCAGCGGCAGTAGCTTCACCATTAACGTTGCCAGCAATTCCTGCTGAATCAACCGCTCCTGTAGCCTGCTGAACCATCTGCTGAAGAGCTTGTGCTTGTGCAAAGGTAATCTGACCAACTTGTCCAAAGTTAAATGGCTGTAGAACTTCACGCGGATCTCCGTTAGTTAGAATCATCTTACCCGGACGTACCTCAGGTTTAGCGCCTCTGGGGAGCCTAGTTGCGTCTACAGCCATCATGGGGTGAATAGTGAGTGACAAGGCGTCGATCCTAGCTCTTAACTCAGTGTCCAAGGCCTTCTGAGAGTTGTAACCTTTCTCACAGACACCACGACCCCAGAAACGAGAGGGCACAACGTCCCACGGGAACGCTACCACAGGACGGTCCTGCATCATGTAGGGGTTGGCTTCAGCCTTCAGGAGAGTACCACCGTTGGCTATGACTACAACGGCCTCTACGTACATAGACTCGTCTTCTACGTCCACACCTTCGTTCGTAAGAAGCTCACGCGGCACGAGTCCGTAGTACTTGGTCAACCTGACCTTGTCGTCGTGGTACAGCGTGAGATCTTGGTCAGGCTCTAAGTCTGAATCAGGGGCCGCAGACCCAACGTACACATCGTTGTAAACACCGCTCTCCTGTAGCAATTCTACGGAGTGCTTAGACACAAACTCATCGATAGCAACACCTAGGGCATCCTCTACAGAGGTAGCTACAGGGTCAATCAAGAAGTTCTGGGGCATCACAGGCCTGAGTTTGACTACGATTCTGTCGGTAATGTTAACGCCTACAGCCTGCAGTTGTCCGTCCATGATAGGCTGAGTAGCTGGAGCCATCTCCTTGATCTCCTCAAGGATAACCTCACCTATTCCTGTGCCAAATACTGCAGCGTTAATCAAACACTCAGCTACAGCCTTACGGACCTTAGTGTTCTCAAAGTCCTCAGACAGTTTCTGACGTAGAAACATGATATCTTGACTGTCTTTGTCGTTAACGTCGTCTGAGATGTCGAACCACTTGCCTCTGCCAAACGTGGCTTCCTCAAGCTCTGCTACGTTAGACTCTACAGCCTGCTGAAGCGCCGGGGATACAATTCTAGATCGCTCTGACGATCTCTGGGTGTCAGCAGGATCCCACTGTCCTCTCCACAGCCGGTAATATTCTTCAAACTTTGCTTCGTAGTTGGATTCGTAGTGGTCACGCCAGTTCTCACACTTGGTCATCACCCACTCTTCAAGTGACTCCTCAATCGACAAGTGCTCAGGGCTTAATATATCGTCTGCCATAGTATTTTCCTTAAAGTATTGCTAAAACGTAACCGAGTGTAAATAACACTACAGCAGAAATTAGGTAGATTCCGTATGTGTTGAAAGGCCTAAAAACTTTTCTGGACATGATCTAGTAACCTGCTACTACGTCTAGAATTTCGTGGTCATCAATTTCAAATTCATAGCTGTACGCTACTTTTGCTAGCTGGTCTACGTACGCTAAGGCGTCAATTAAGTCATCGTGGGTCAGCGGGTCTGGAAACTGAAACAGTTGGTCTAAGAACCTGTTGTTCCACTCTCCTTTGTTAATAGACACAAAGCCGTTCTCAAATCGCCCCTGTAGAGCCCACATAACCCTGTCAGTCTTCTTCTTGTTACCGTGGGTTAACTCCTCGACTCTAAAGAACGTACCGTAGCGCTTCTGTAAGTCCGTGAGGGGGCTCATAACGGCTTGCTTTGCGATACCTCGCTCAATACCAACACTGATGGGTCTGTAGTCTCTAACGGCCTGAAATATCTTGGCGGCAGTCTCGTCAAGGCTCCACCGCCCATATATAATGTTATCAACGTACCAGCCATCAGGACTAACTTTAACGACAGCGATTGCAGTTTCATCTAGTTTAGAGTTCTTCGTCCGTTTCTTGTTTACTTCCTCAAAGCCGGCTAAGTCTACTGCTATGTAGTAGTCACCTTCGTCAGGCTCTTCTCCGTACTTTACCCAGTCTTCCTTAAACATCTCAGAGCCTCTGGCCTCAAAGGATGCCATGAACTCTTGTCGGAATGCGTAAGAGGACATAGACTTCTTAGCCATGTCAATCTCATCAGAGTCCAACAGGGGGTTATCGTACGACGTAAAGTGCCACCCCTTGTACGTAGGGTCATCCCCTAGTTCTGCGTACTTGTACAGTTCATAGAAGTGGTTGCGTCCCATAGGCGTACCTATGAACATAGCTTCCCCTTTTTGGTCAGCTAGGGCGGGTCTCAGGATCTGTTCCCATACATCAGGCTTCATATCCGCGTACTCGTCCATAACTAGAAACTTCAAGGACACACCACGCATTGTCTCAGGCCTGTCGGCTCCCTTGAGACTAATCGTGGCCCCGTTGACCAGCTTGATCTGCAGGTTGTTTATGTGCGAACCTGAGATTACAGGGTGTCCTAGCTCCATCAGGGTTTGCCACATGATATCACGGGCTTGTCCCTGCGTAGGCGCAACGTAAAAAACTTGACCTTTATCGGTCTGCAGTGCATTAATGATTAACATCCAAGCAGCAAGACGGGACTTCCCTGTTCTCCGTCCTGCGGCTACTACCTTGAACCTAGTAGGGTCAGAGTAGACTTCCTGCTGCCACGGCAACAGTTGTACGTTTAAGTCTGTCACTTGGTTTAGTTACAAACTCCAGCGTCTTCTGAGTTATCAAAAGTCTCGTCACCGCAGCCGTACTTACCATCGTTATCGGTGTCACAGAAACGTCTCCAAGTAATCATGTCAAACGTCAAACCTTCGCTCCACGGTACGTAAGTCTTACACCACTCATGTGATCCTACAGCAAAAGGATCTTGTGGTTGTTCTACGTAGTCACGTTTAGTCCACGGCTCTTGTACACGAAAGAACGTGTCTTTGTTTTTCATTAGCTGTCGCTTGAACATAGAGCTATTAGGAGTACTGATGTAGATTTCTTGGTTGTCCTCTAGGGTGTACGTAGATCCGTCGTCGTAGTTGATGACAGTTTCTGCTTTGGCTCCGATAGAAACCAGAGAAAAAAGGAATACTACTGCAAAACCTAGTACCATTTCGTTTACTTTGTTAGTCATTGTGTAAGTTCTCCTACGTTGTTTAGGGCTTCTCTAAAGTCTTTTGAACCACCAAAGTGGTAAAATATCTGTGGGATGCTCCTCTTGCCACTTATGGTTTCTACTAAGTCCCATCCCGGCTTACCGTCTGGTATGTGGATAAAGTTGTACTCTAGTCCACTCTGCTCTGCTGTTCTCTTAGCTCTTGTACAGGCGGGACACCAATCGGCCCCTAGTATGGTTATCATCTTAAGATTCCTAGTTCTATCATCTTGAGATTCCTAGTTCAACCAAACGAATTTAGATTAAACGGAGAGTAAATTAGGTCTAGAGTTACTACTATCTCTAAGTTTCCTACTGTGTCACAAGAGGCCTTAATTGCGTCTCCCTGCTGGAGGATAAACCCTGTGTTGCTCTCGATCATCAAGTAGTCCTTAGAGTTAATTGTCCTACCGTTTAAGATGTACACATCAGGGTCTGGAGTCTTGTCTACGTACAGGGTTACGTCGTTGTTAGAATTTTCTAGGTTGGTAATGAACGTCATGGTCCACTGGCCTACAAAGCCGTTAGGGATTGTGACTAAAGTAGCTACGTCAGTAGTGGTTAAGTTTACGTTCTGAGTAAACAGCATGAATTAGCTCTCCTTAGGAGTCTCTGTGCTCCCAAGATCCCTCAAGAGGCTCAAGGTGGTCTTGGTCCTCTCCAGACATTCCTTGAGTTCGGTCAGCGTGTCCGAGACTTCCTGACCCACCGCTAGCCGTAATCTCTGTATGTCCAACACCAGAGATGTTAATGCTAATTGCGTTTCTTCCCGCATCTTTAATAACCTCTTTCTCAAAGGCCCCTACGGGCAGTATTCTGTCGATCAACAACTTCCATGCCGCTGACTGACTCTTGTGCTCGTCGTTCAAGGCTGCATTAAAGATAGACTCTAGGACCTTAGCTGACTTAGGGCTAGCTAGTACTCTAGCCTTAAGCTCGTTCATGATCGCAGCGTCCCCTTTGGGTCTGCCTCTAGCTACCCTGTTGCCCTTCTTAAGAGCCTCTATCTTAGCTTTCTTTGGTCTTCCTCTCTTTTTTAGTGGGGCTGGTGGGTTAGATTCTTCTTCAGGTCCCATAGTTGTCCCTTATGTAGTCTTATGTAGTCTTGTGTTATCACCCTGTCGCCTCAATACTGCTAGAGAGTCACACTAGTGCGCCTGTTGCTGACTATAGTAGGACTTTAGCTGTAACCAACGATGAGGCTCTGGATGATATACCTACTTCAGAGCTTCTACTTAATTACCTCTACAGTATACTCTATATTATACCATACTTTTACTCAAAAGTCAAGCTTTATTTACTAAAGTGGTACTATTTACATATCTAGGGATTACTTAGGCCACATATGACCCCCTTTTGTAGCCTTAAGGCGCACCAAAGTGGTGCATATAGTAATACTTAGGGTAATCAACGGCTTAACACAGGTATTCATAAGGTGAATGACCCTCTTTTTTACATTGATTAAACTTATATAGTTCCTAATTTGACCCTCTTGTAAACGCAGGTAGGTACAACTATAATTAACACGAGCAATCACGGCCCCCCGGTGTCAACAAAAGGCCCACCCTAAGTTATCCA